TTTACAGTCTGGATCAATACTTCCAGTAGCAGTAGATTACGTTACAGCTGTTTCTGGTACTAATATAACTGTTGCTGATTTTATAGTAGGTAAATAAAAATAAATATGGAAACAAAAAAAGGACATACAGGCGGATATACAGGTAATTATCACAGACACACTAAAGTAACTGCTGGTAATTTTGACGCTACTAGAAAAGACGACGAAGCTCACATGCAATATTTAAAAGAAGATATTGACTATGATAATAAACATGGTCATAGTGATTCAAGCATGACAGCTGACGAAAAACATATATCAAAAATAGCTGGCGATCTTAAATATGATGAAAAACATCACGGACCTGGAAAAATGCTAGGGGATAGAAATAACAATGGTGTTATGGAAGGCTGGGAGAAAGCTATTAAAAATAAAATTGAAAAAAATTCATAAACAGTAGGGAACTGTAAAACCCAAGTCAAACAAAAACAACAACAAAAACAAAAACAAAAACAAAATGGCAAAATTTATTAAATTTAACATTCAAAACAGTGGTAATGGCTTAGATGCTACATCAGGGTTTAGATATGTAAACGTAGAAGACATTGAAAGCGTAACTGATGTAATCGGTGGCGGACCTGGATATGCAGTACAAATAGTATTAAAAGGTTTAGCAGGAGTAACTGCTGCTGCAGCGCAAGTTAGTGATGCAGGTCAAACACTTGGAACAATAGGTGGTAGAGTACTTACTTTATTAGTACAAACTTCTTTATCAATTGCTGCAGGTGCTAACACTGCTGATCCAGCTGCAATCACAGTAGCAGGTAACATGCCTAGTCAAGCTATATTAAAAGCTATGTCAGCTAACCCAGGTGGTGTTGCTGCTTCAGCTCAATTAGGTAGAGACGGAGCAGGTTTAGCTGCAAATGCTCAAATGTATTGGAACTCATTCGCGATTGCAAATGACGTTACTTTACCAGCTGCATCATAATTAAAAACTAATTCATGAGATCTAGAGGTTTAGGTGACGACATAGAGAAGTTTACAAAAGCTTCTGGTATCAAAAAATTAGTTGATAATGTATCAAAAGGTTTAAACATTCCCTGCGGCTGCTCAGGTCGTAGGGATGCTTTAAACAAAGTATTTCCTTATAAAAAATAATATGGCTTTTAAAATAAATTCACCTTTTAATTTAGACCTTTTAAGCACTTCAATGTTTGAAAGAGACATGGGTGATGATCCAGTTTACGCTAGAACGCTTAAATCAGGATCTATTGTTTTTAATGAAGACGAGAAAGATCCTTATAAAAAGTTACAAACTCTTACTCATGAAATGGAGCATGTTAATCAATTTAAAAGAGGAGATTTAGATTACGGAGAAAATGGTGTAGGTAAACAAGTTGTCTGGTGGAAAGGCAAAGAAATAGATTACAAACATATGGCATCCGGTGATCCAACGCAACCTTGGGAAATAGAACCTTATAAAAAAGAAATAAAACTTAAAAAATAATAAAAATGGCAAAAGAAGAAATGGGTGCATACAAAAGAAAAGGTGCAGCTGAATCAAAATACTTATCCGAAGACGGAGACGTAATAGATCAAAACAAAAAAACTGCAGGACCAGGTAAAGGTAAAATGCATATGGATAAAAAAGTTAAAGGACCAGGTGAGTACGGTGGGAACAAAGGAGACGATTCAAAGTCTAAAAAAGACTATGAAGGACCAGGACGATCAATGGGATATACTCAAAATTTTGGACCAGCAAGAGTTAATAGTTATGCAAAAGGAGCTGCTAAAGTAAATTCTATAATGGGAAAAGGACCAGCAGAAGGTTTTTTTGATACTGCTAAAAAGGTACTTAGAACAGGAACAAGAGCATTAGGAGATATTGGTATGCAAGCTTTAGATATAGTTAGACCTGATCACGGTAGTGATGCTGGTGGGCGTAGAGCTCCAGGTGCAACTACTTATGGAGATAAAGTAAGTCAAAAAAGAGATGAAATGGCACATTATCAAAAGTCAAGAGATCTAACAGCTCAAGGTAAAACTTATTTTAATTTGTCTAGAGCGTTTGATGATGATGGTTCAGGGTCAGGTATATTTAACTCAAAGGTTCCACCACAAACAACAACTGCGAGTAAAAATAAACCAATGTCAAGAGGATAATTGAGTAAAAAATTCAAAAATACCAAAGTTGGGCAGTTTTTAAGCAAAGCTGCCCCAGGTATTATTGACATTGCAAGCGATGTCTTACCAAGCGCAGGAGTTTTTGGTTTAGTTAAAAATTTAATAACTAAAGATGAAAATCTACCTACAGAATTTAAAGAAAAAGCATTGATGCTATTAGAACAAGACATGATAGAAATGCAAGAAGTTTCAAAACGCTGGGAAAGCGACATGAAAAGCGATTCATGGCTTAGTAAAAATACACGACCAATGTGTTTAATATTTTTATCTATAATGACTATTTCATTTATATGGGTTGATAGCCATCATGAAATATCTTTTACTGTAGAACAAGAATGGATAGGTTTACTAAAAACATTAGTAACAACAGTTTATGTAGCTTATTTTGGTTCTCGAGGAGCGGAAAAATTTAAATCTATAGGTAATAATAAATAAGTAAATAACAATTAAATAAAATTAAATGAAAAAATTAACATTATTGTTAGTGGTGACATTATTTTCAATCAACTATTTTGAATTAACTGACTCTACTACAAATCTTTACTTAAACCCAGTTAGTTTTTTGGGTTTAATAATAACATTATGGTTCACGCTAGGAACATATAAATTAGCAAAAAAATTAATAACAAAAATTAAATTAAATTAAATTATGGAAGAAGCAAAAAAAATGATCACAGAAGAACAGTTAAAAACTGTAAATGATCAACAAGTAAAATTAAATGAGCTACTTAGAACTATAGGTGTTTTAGAGTCTCAAAAACAAGGTGTTCACGCTCAAGTTTTAGAAGTTTCTAAAGAAATTGACAAAACTAAAAAAGAACTTGAAGAAGAATATGGTCAAGTAAATATTGATCTTAAAGACGGTAGTTATACGGACATCAAAAAAGAAGATGACAAATAATATTAGAAAAATTAGTATTGGATCAGACTATAAAAATGATGCCATGCATTATTCTGTAGGCCAAGAAGTATATGGTGGTCATGAAATATCACATATTCTATTTGAAGATTCAGATAATTCTTATAATATACATATAAAGAAAAACAACGAGGTATTGCCATGGAAAAAATTTAATTCTAACATGGCTATATCTGTTGAATACGACCTTAAGTATTAATGAATAGTTTGTATGATTTTATAGTAGAACCACTAGGTGATACTTATGATAATAAAATAAAATTAGGCAACGTTGATATAATACTAAATACAAAAATAGAAAGTTATAAGTTTGTTAATAATGTTGCTAAAGTGCTAGCAACACCTTTAGCTTATAAAACTTCTATAAAAAAAGGAGATTTAATATTAATACATCATAATGTGTTTAGAACTTTTTATGATATAAAAGGCGTTAAGAAAAAATCAAGATCTTATTTTAAAGATAATAAATATTTTTGTGCATTAGATCAAATATATTTATACAAAACAAAGGACAAATGGAGCTCTATAAATGATAGATGTTTTATACAGCCTGTAAAAAGTAATGATAAATTTAAGGTTGAAAAAGAGCAAAGTCTTATTGGTGTATTAAAAATAGGTAATAGCTCATTAGAAGCGCTAGGAATTAACGAGGGAGATACTGTAGGTTATACGCCTAACGGTGAATATGACTTTGTAGTTGATAACAAGCGTTTATATTGTATGAAATCAAATGATATTGTAATTAAGTATGGAAATCAAAAAAACCAAACAGAGTATAATCCTAGCTGGGCGAGTAGCGGTTGAAGAATTAATTAAAGTTGCTAAAGAACCTATTGTAGATGGAGAAGATGACATTACTGCTGATAGACTTAAAAACGCAGCAGCTACAAAAAAACTATGTATATTCGATGCTTTTGAAATTCTTACTAGAATACAAGAGGAGCAAGACATGCTAGATGAAAAGCCTAAAGAAGTTAAAAAAGAAACTACGTTTCGTGGTTTTGCTGAAGGGAGGTCTAAATAATGTATACGCAAACTCTATATAAAGTACTACCCAATCATGTTAAACCTAAAGTTCTTAAACGGATGAATAGGTATAAAAAATGGGAATACGGATATAATGATGATCACGATATGGTTGTTATATCTAAGACTGGACAAATTGGAGAGGTTTATGAAATACAAAACCTTAAAATAGCTTTACCTAAACAAAGCAATATTCATAAGTTTGATAGTGACAAATGGGAGCGAAAAGAATTACCTAAAGTATTAAAAAAAATAAAAACTGTTTTTGACTGGAGAGAATATCCAGATGATTTTAAAGAAAAATGGTACGACTATATTGACGAAGAATTTAAAAGACGTGAAGAAGGTTTTTGTTATATAAACAAAGGTAAACCTATATACATTACTGGTACTCATTATATGTATTTACAATGGTCAAAAATTGATGTAGGTAAACCAGATTTTAGAGAATCAAATAGATTATTTTTTATATTTTGGGCTGCATGTATAGCAGATCATAGATGTTACGGTATGTCATATCTTAAAAACAGACGTTCTGGATTTTCATTTATGGCTTCTGGCGAATGCGTTAATATGGCTACTATATCAACTGACGCGAGATTTGGTATACTATCAAAATCAGGTGCTGATGCTAAAAAAATGTTTACAGACAAAGTAGTACCTATATCGGTTAATTATCCTTTCTTTTTTAAACCCATACAAGATGGTATGGATCGACCTAAAACAGAGTTAGCCTATAGAGTACCAGCTTCAAAGTTTACAAGAAGAAGTATTGTATCTACTGAAAAAAACGAAGAGTTAGCAGGTCTTGATACAACTATTGATTGGAAAAACACTGGAGACAATGCTTATGACGGTGAAAAATTAAAACTACTAGTACATGATGAAAGTGGTAAGTGGGAAAGACCTAATAATATATTAAACAACTGGAGAGTTACTAAAACTACACTTAGGTTAGGTAGTAAAATTATTGGCAAATGCATGATGGGATCAACGTCAAATGCCTTAGACAAAGGAGGAGCTAATTTTAAAAAACTATACTATGATTCAGATGTTACAAAAAGAAACTCCAACGGACAGACTCGTTCAGGACTCTATTCTTTGTTCATACCTATGGAATGGAACTACGAAGGATACATTGATTCTTATGGCATACCTGTATTCAACACGCCAAAAATACCTGCCAAAGATCCACATGGAACAGAAATAAAAATAGGTGTAATAGAATACTGGCAAAACGAAGTTGATGGTTTAAAAGGTGATCAAGATGGTTTAAATGAATTTTATCGTCAATTTCCTAGAACCGAAGAACATGCGTTTAGAGATGAAGCAAAATCATCATTGTTTAATTTAACTAAAATCTACGAGCAAATAGATTGGAACGCAGATTTAAAATTTAATAATAACATAACGCAAGGTAATTTCCAATGGACAAATGGTGTTAAAGATACTAACGTTATATTTGTGCCAAATAAAAGTGGTAGATTTTTTATTTCTTGGATACCTTCAGTCATATTACAAAACAAACTTATAATTAAACAAGGTAAAAAATATCCTGGTAATGAACACATGGGTGCTTTTGGTTGTGATAGTTATGATATATCAGG